ACCCAGCACCTAAACCACCGATTTCAGTACCAATCGCATTTTCATAGTAGAAAACTGTTGGCTTAGGATAGTCTCTCTGATTGTGCACGATTGTGATTTTGTATCCGTAAAGTAATTCCTCCAGGCTGTCAGCTGTTACCATTTTTATAAAAACTGATTTCTTAAATTCTTCTGCCTCACCTTGAGTGAAAAGCCCATCTTGTTTAATCTTATCTTCTAAAGCCCCTAATGCTGTTTTAGCACTATTCAACTCACTCAAAGTAGCTGTATTAGTTTGATTTAAGGTAGTCATCAAGTTAGTAATTTCCGCAACCTTATCATCAACAATCTTCTTCAATTCAGCTACATTTTTAGTTTCAGTTTCCTTAATTGTGTTAAACAAGTCATCTAACGGGCTGATATAATCTCTAGGAACTAAGCCAGTAACAACCATATCAGCCAGTACTTCAAACTTAAATTCAAGTGTGGCGATATTACGATAATCTTTCATCACCCGGAAAAATGCTTGTTTATACTGCCCGGCTACGCTAAAAGATTGTGCTGGCATGTCAAAACGGAACTTACCAGTTGTTGGATCTTCATAAAATACAGCATGAGAGTTATCCAAAATCTTGTGTTCGTTGTCTGGCAAAATACCTTCAAATAGGACATTAGCTCCTGTTAAATCATAGGCAGAGCCGTCTTCGTTGGTAATCTCAACAAAAACTTGTCTCAAACTGTCCTCATACTGACGTGCTTGCACCCAGTTAGATTTATCATAGTCAGGCGTAAAAGTATTACCACCCTTAGCCTCTAAAACAGTCAAAGGTCTGTAATCTTTACCAATCACATATTTCAATATTTGAGCCATTAGATTACTCCTTTCTCAATTAAAATTTTCGTCACTATATTTTCAATCGTTTCTTCATCAGTACCTAAAATTACACGCTTTAGCCTTGCCTTCCAATCTTCATTTAAAGCGTCTGTTTTATCATCCAATCGCTTAATTTCATCATTAAAATCATGCAAATTAGCTTTGTTATCTAATTTACTCTTAATCTCATCAGTATTGCTATTAACAGTACGCTGAATTTGATTAAAATTAGCAACCGCTGCGTTATACTGGACTCTATCAGTCAAACCAATATCATCAAGGTTCAGATGTTCCATCACTACCACCTTCTTCTTTTCCAGTTTTTTCAATGCTATCCAATCTTGTATTTATATCTTCAAATTGCTTTAAAATTTCTTTATTACTATTAATGAATGAATTATTAATTTCATTGAATTTTGAATCCCACTTATCTTGAGACATCATATTTCCTTGTACTTTTGCAATTTGATTTCTCAATGTTTCGCCTAACTTCTTATTTCTCTCAAATGCTTTCTGATTTCTAACTTGCCACTCAACTGGATCAAATCTTTTATTGCCAAACTTAACAGTATCTGCTTTTTCACTTTGTGGGTACCAAGTATATGAGTTAATTCTTACTTCAACATCGATTCCAAATCTATCTCTTAACCAACCATAATTTCCTATCCTAATATCATTATTGAATTTAACTGAATTGTACTTGAAGTTAGCATAATCTAAAGTATATTCAATATCTGGATAATCGTGGATACTTGCTTTTAGTTTATTAATCAAAGTATTTTCATCAGTTATATTATCGTCAGTAATTGGTTCAGCCTCTACTTTGGGCCAATGTGCTTCTTCAACTAATGGAGATACATATTCAGAGTGTATCTCATATTCAGTAGGCTTATCTTCCTTAACCGTTTCTGTTGGTTGTTCAGCATCACTTTCAGAATTGTTATTTGCTATACCATTTCTAATAATTTCCTGTGGATTAAGCCACGTCCCATCATTGGTAAATGATTTCCCAACGGCAGTATTAAAATCAACTTTAGTAATTCCTATGTGGAGATGATCTGTATTGCGATATCCAATTATGTCTCCTGTTTTTACTACATCACCAACATTTACTCTTATGTTAGACATACTAGAAAAAGCTTCCTGGTAAACTATGTTATATCCATCATCCGAGTGTATAACAACATAATTCCCTAAACCACCCATATAGGACTTGATAATAACTTTCCCACCATGCACTGCATGAACTTCACTCCCTGGATGATCTACAGAACCAAAATCTAATCCATCATGAAATGAATTAGGTCTAAATCCACCATCATAGCCAAATCTTTGGACTTGCATAAAATTACCTTCACCAACATCAGGAAACGGCCAACCCCAAGAACCACCAGGACTAGAACTACCACCCGTTTTATCTGTTGTCTCTTGAACTATTGGCTTAGCTTGACCTTTGATGTACGTTGTTATTGTTGAATAATCTTCGTTATAACTTATCTTTGAAACATTGGCATTGTCTATAAATAGAAAAGACTCTTTTGTTCCTAATTTCTTTTGAATGTGGATCGTATAGTTATCAAAATAGAATTCAAATCCAAAATCACTTGCTAAATTCTGCATTAGCAAATCATCAGCATAGCCACCACCAAAGCCTTCTGAAAAAGCATAATTATCAAAATTATCATGCAGCACATATTTTACTTGCGTATCTTTGATTAACAAATCTAGACATGCTTTTAAAGATTGAGTATTCTCTAATCTCTCATCTACATATTTGTTGTGTAAGTCTTTAGCAATATGAATGGCTGTCACTGAATATTGTTTATATCTTCCTAGAGATACAGGGTTATTAGTAACTATTCTATATCTCTGCTTATTTTCTGGTACTTCAATAATTGTAAAAGGTGTCATCATTTGAGCTGCAACTTCATTTTCAGGAGTTTCAATAAATGTAAAAGATAATGTTGGATATTGTCCTAATGTATCTGTAATTTGTACATTATCAGCTTTGAAAGCTGTTTGATCTCCATTGACATTTTGAACAAATAACATTTTCTACACCCCTTAATAATAAAATCTAGTATCAAATTTTATGTTGAAATCTGAACTTCCTTCAATTCTCAAATGATTTTTACCAACTTCAAAATCTAGATAAGCATGATTACATCTACCATAAGCCTGTGATCCATTAATAATAGGAACAAGTCCTACAATCTCTAAAGTATCACTTTTACTCAAGCTTCCACTGATAGAGTAACTTTGATTGGTCGTGGTATTGGTTATTTTCAAATTGTTTGCATTTCCTTTAAAAATAATTCTGACTGGTCTTTCATCAGCTTTTAAAGGAATGATACCCAAATTTATGAAATCAAATTCAGTTTGATTGTTAAACTCATACTCTAACTTTTTCTTGCTAGGTATCTCTAGTCCAAAACCCCACAATCCACTTGTAGCATTCATAGGAGTTAATGTAGTTGCTACAGTCTCAGCATATGATTCAACACATTCTAAATTAATCTGTACATCTGACGCTCTCCAAAATGAATTATTTTGTGCAGGAGTAAAAGTATCAGCAACAACTTTCCATCTTAGAAATGGCATTCGCATTGTTTGAACATAAAACTCTTCATTTGAACTCAAAATCCTTCTTAATTTTAATTTCTGCAACTCAAAATCATTGGTATCGTTAGCAATGATATCTAAAACTAATGAGATTGTAGTTTGTTGAACTACCTTATCTACTAATAAATTATGATAAGTACTCATTGACTGGAATGTGTACTGGAAATTAGGATATGGAACATCAAATTTCTTAACATGAAAACCTAACTCATTTAAATCATAGGTTGTTCCATCAAGTTTAGTTATCACAACTGTACTTGTCATTAAATAGCACCTCCATATCCATTAACAATAATTCTTCTAGCTCTAATTGCTTCTAACTTAGAGTAAGTAGCATTAGCAATTGTATTTGAATCCATTACAACATCTATTTTCAAATCTCCACTTAAATCCAGTTTACTTTCTCTGCTGATGTGGTTATTTGAAACATTACTAATATTGGTAGATGGAGCAATCATTGAGCCATCATATCTACCAGCTTGAATAATACGATTTAATTTAGCACTCATACCATTAGGATTTTTAGCTGCTCTAGCTTTAATAGCTTCTACGATATGATTATCAGCAGTACTTCTTGCAGGATTAATAGCAATCTCTGGTTCTCCGTCAACTTCACCAAAAATAGATGGTTTATCAGCCCAACCACCATCAGCGTATCTTCTACCACCTGATGGACCCCAACCACCTAGAGTAAGATCACTTCTCCAAGTCGTATCATTAAACATTGCTAGAAGTTGGTCAAATGGTTTCCAAATATCATGATGTCCTGGCATTGCATAATGTAAAAAAGTACCATCTATAAATTGAAGAATACCTTTTGACGGATGACCTGCTTGAGCATTGCTATCCCAAAGATTAATAGCTCTGGCATTTCCACCAGATTCATGTTGAATAACATTTAAGATATGAGCAATGTCTCCAGCACTGACACTTACATGCATTTTAGATGCAGCTCTTTTAATTAAAGATTCACTAACAGGACCATTCCCACCAATTTCATCTAGCTTGTCTTTTAATTTTGTAAGTAAATTCTTGAACCAAGTTTCTCCCCAATGTGGAATTTTCTTAGCTCCTGAATCTCCAAAATCTTTCCAAAATGATTTAGCGGTGTTAGTTCCAGCTGAATATATCTTTAATAACGTTCCTAGAGGATCACTTAGTGCATCTGTAATAGCATCTATCTTATCGTCAATCATATCTTCTAATTTATTGATTTTTAAAGATGCATAATTCCAGGCTTTACCGAACCAATTACCAAAGCCACCTTCAAATCTAGGTATACCAAACATTTCAGCTGTTTCTTTAGCTGGCATAACTGCATCACCAGGACGTAACATAGTTAATACATTACGTCCTTCTGGTATCTCAACTTTGCCATTTTGTCTAAAGATTGCTTCTCTATGTAGTGGTCCTTCTTGGTCGTTTACCATTGCTAACATTGGTCTAGCTACTGGACCAGAACTACCTTGTTTGAACTTAGGTATTGAAATCTTAGCCCCAAAGAAACCAGCTACTTTTTCTAATCCATTAGCACCTGTATTCCAGAAATCACCAATAGCTTTTACACCATCATGAACTATACTTTTAACACTATCCCAAATATCAGATACTTTCTGTTTGATTCCATCCCAAATACTATCCCACTTGGATTTGATAGTATCTAAAACTCCTGAAATAGTATCTTTTATATCATCAAACTTACTCTTAATAGCTTTCCAAATTCCACTTAAAATATCTGAAATCTTGTCTAAAATACTATCCCAAATATGCTTAGTTATCTTAAAAATATCATCAAAAGTATCCTTAACAATATCAAAAATCTTGCCAAAAATTTTGCTTAGTGGTTTCCAGATAGCTTCAACAATACTAATTATGATACTTTTAACGCCATTCCAAGTTTTGCTGGTTATTTGTGTCAATCCATTCCATGCTTTACTTACAACTTTTACAATGGCATTTATTCCCTTAGATACAACTTTGCTCAAGCTGTTCCATGCTTTAGAGACTGTTTTAGCTATCCCATTCCATACCTTACTTGTAGTTTTAGCAATAGGATTCCAAGCTTTTTCAATATTCTTTTTAAGACTGTTGACTACTTTCATGACTGGTTTTTCTATCTTTTTCCAGACTTTTATAATTGCAGCAGTTAATAAAACAAATGGAGCTAACACTACAACCGTAATTCCTTTAGCAACCTTCTGTAATCCTTTTTTCAAAGAATCAAATACTTTTAAAATAGGCTTCTTAATTTTATTGAAAACTTTACTTATTCCACCAATAGCTTTCCCAAACACACTAGAAATTGATTTACCAATACCAGCCACTTTTTTGGTTACGCCTGTTTTTAGCTCATCAAATACCTTACCTGTATCTTTCTTGATTTTGGCAAAGTTCTTACTAATTGAACCACCGCCTTTAGCTCCAAGCATTCCACCAACAGTAGAACCAACAAAACTACCAACACCAGCGCCTACAGCAGTCCCAGCACCAGGAACAATAGAACCAATTGCTCCACCAATCCAAGCTCCAGCTGCACCACCTGCTGCGGTTCCCCCAGTTGCTCCAACTGCTCTACCAATTTTTTCATTTTTATTTTTCTTGTTAATACCAATTAATTCAGTACCACCAGCAATTAAAGAACCAACTACAGGAATTCTTGATGCTGTTCTTGCAATGATACCTTTCTCTGCTGCTCTTACTGCTGTTCGTTGACCTACTTGTGCTGCAGTTCTGGCACCATTAGCTAGTGTCCTTGGCCCAACTTTCTCAACAGTAGACTTAGCAACTGCCTCAGCTACTTCTTGGCCACCACGCTGAATACCAAATAATTTATCAGCACCTACACCAATTAATCTACCTACTTTACTTGCACTAGTGGCTTTTACTCCACCTTCTGCAACTTCTTCAGCAGTAGTAGCTAATTTACCACCTTTAGCGCCTACTCCTATACCCTTAGCCAGTCCACTTAATCCACCTAATCCTATAATATCTTTTAGAATTTTATAGTAACTGGTTAAAGCAGCAACCATATCCCATGTTTTTTTGGCAACAAATAGTCCTAACATGACTTTAATAAATGTTTTTAAGTCTTCCTTATGGTCAATGATGGTTTCTAAAATATCATTTATTTCGTCTAAAACATCACTAGCACTATCACCTTTATCGTGTGTAACACCTAAAGCATCAGCAATCATATTAAGAATACCTTTAAAAGTATCCCACACAGCAGAACCAATAATCGAGGCTATGCTACCAAGATTTTTCAGTAATTCAGCTATTTCATCTTTATTATCATGTAAGAATTTACCAACTGTTGTACCTAGATTTTCTACCCACTTAGTTGTTGTATTAATGATTCCAGTAAAATTAGCTTTACCTAGCTCTGTGATAATATTACTAATGCTTGTAACAACAGCCGCTTCTAAATTTCCAATAGCACCTTCAAATGTAGCAGTACTTGCTGCAGCTTCTCTAGCAGCTTTAGTCATACCTAATTGACTAATAGCCTTATTGAACTCTTTAGCACTTATTTGTCCTTTTTCCATTGCATCACGGAAATTACCAGTATAAGCACCATTCTTCTTCATGGCTTCTTGCAATTTGCCAGATGCACCAGGAATAGCATCCGTTAACTGGTTCCAGTTTTCAGTGGTTAATTTACCAACTCCAGCAGTTTGGGTCATTACCATTGCTACAGATTTAAATGTTTCTTTAGTTCCACCAGCTTGAGCGTTCAAGTTACCGGCTGCCTCAGTTAATCCCATATAGTCTTTGATACCATTTGCTGCTAATTGAGCTGTGGTATTTGAGACATCATTAAGCTCGTAAACTGTATCATTAGCGTACTTTTGAACTTCTTTAGCTGTTTTATTAATTTCTTCAGAACCAAAGCCACCTAATTTCATTGTTGACCTAAATTTATCCATAGCATCAGATGCTTTGATAGCTTCACCAGTTAAGTCTTTCAACTTACCTACTACCATTCCAACACCTGCAGTTAATACATTACCTGCAAAAACACCTAACATAGTTTCTTTTAATCGTTTGAATTTATGCTCAGTATTTTCTGTATTATTCTGTAATTCTTTCAACTTAGGACTAGCATTATCATTTAACTCAGCTTTAGTAAGAATTTTTAAAGGAACTTTTTTTAATAATTCTTCGTAATTAATAACTTCGCCTTTTTGTGCTTTCGTCAGTAATTCTGTTCTGACTTGCTTAGGAAGTTTTTTTAGTAATTTATTAAATTTATCTATTCCTTGTTCTTTTGCATCTGCTGTTATCTTGGTAATAACTTCTTTAGGTACTTTACGTAATGCAGTTTCAACTTCTTCAGTCTTACGTCTTAAAGGTTTATCATCAGCATCAAATTTTGACTTAATAGGATCTTTAAATTCTTTCTCAATATCATCATGAGTTTGTTTAGCTTTGGTCTTAGATTTATCCAAATTATCAGACAAATCTTTTTCCAATTCATTTCCTGAATCTTTACCGATATTTTTTACAATATCATTAATTTCTTTAGTATCAGAAATGAACTTATCTTTACCACCTAAAACAACATCAATATTAACTGTACTATCTGCTGCCATTGATTAACCTCCTTTCTAAGACTGAGCTAAAGCTTTCAATGAATCTGCAAAGCTGGCTACTTTTGCCTCTTGTGCTTCAACTGTTTTATTTTCATCAAGTTCATAATAATTTTGTGCTTCTATTGCACTTGTCAATTCCTTACCTTGTAAATCACTAACATTTTTTCTGCGTATATCTAAGATTTTTCTAAAATAAGTATTCTCATCTAAGCCATCAAATAAAGCTTTGAATACATCCCAGTGCATTTTTCCTTGCTCTGCAATTAAATCAATCTTGTATTGTTGTTTAAAACTTGCATAGATTGCACCTGCGTCTTGTGTATAAGAGAATAATTTGTGAGTATTTACTTCACTTGAAACTACATCATTTTCAACAGGATCATTACCATAAGCAGACTTAGATATATAGCTTGTAATTTCATCAATTGCTTTCATAGCAAATTCAGCGTCCTTAGGTTCAAAACCAAAAAACATTTCAAAAGCAATTACAATCTTCTCTGCATCTTGGAAAGTATCATCTTCAAGCAAGTTATACATTCTAATCACGTTGTCAAAACTCAAATCTATTTGATATTCTTTACCTTGATACGTGTATGAACTTTTTAATGGTTCAGTCAGAGATAACATGACTAACCACGTCTTTTCTTAGTATATTTTTCTGCACGTCTTTCTTTACGATTTTTATTAGTCTTTAATTTATCATTCAAAACATCATCAATTGCAGCAATAATTTTACTGATTGCTCTAGTAGATTGATTGTAGTAATCGTAAATTCGTTCACCTTCGCCAGAACCAAAGATCTTATCCATTGCTTTAAAGATATCTGCACGTCCATCATGCATAGTATCAACCACTAATTTTTTACGTTCATCTAACGACATTTCTTTAAACTTTTCTTCTGGCATGTCAGTTAAATCTTCAATTCGTTTGCTTAATTCAAGTTGAACATCTAAGATTTTAACTGATAATTCATCATTCAAAACTAAAGAATATTTCTTCTCGGCTACTGTAACATCTACTTTAGTATCTAGGTTTAATCGTTCGTCTAAATTAATACTTGGCATTTTATTTCCTCCAATCGTTTCACATTACTCGTCTCTGTTTATTTTATTTATAATGTTGATCCGCTTTGTTCTTTTTTAGCATCTTCTGCACTAACATATTTAGGCTTTCCGTTAAATACAGGAACTACACTAAATGTTTGCTTAGCACCAGGAGCGCCACCTGTTGCTTGAATGTTGGTTAATGTAACCACACCAACAATATAAGATCCATCTGGATATGTGAATTTAAATAGGGTCTTTAAAGCATCTCCAATTTCTAATTGCTTACTTGCAATATAATCTTGAGCAGGATCTCCATTTAAACGGTGGCCAGCAATCGTGAATTGATAACGCTTGGATGTTACATCAGATGTGCCAAAGCCTTCTCCGTCATAATATTCATCATTTGTTGTTGTATCGTTTTCTGCTGGTGTTACGTTGTTAATACCTGCAGCTAATCGAGCCCATTTAGCACTCTCTAAAGCAGACATATTCTTATTGCCTGCAGTATCAATTTCCATTTTTACTTTATGATTAAGAATAAAAGAACCAATTTTTTCTGGTGCTTCTGCCATGATTAATCACTCTCCTTATAAGTATCGACTGTGACTTTGAAATCAAATAAATAAACAACATTACCCTCAGTATCTGCTGACACTATATGTGGGAATGTTGTTACTTCTAATTTATTAAAACTAAAACTATCATTCTGACTAACCAAATTAAAATCATATTCTGAAATATATTTCGATATATTCCACAACGTTTGATTAATCAGTTCTTCATCATTACTACGCATTGCAATTTCAAAGATAAATTCTTCTGTTCGATTGCCTGCATAATCTTCATCAATAACTGTTGATGGCAAGTCATATATACGTAATTCCGGACTTGTTTTATTAGTCATATACGACTGATACAATTTAACTGGCAAATCTACATTATCGTTAATGCAGTCTGTCAATCTATCCTTTAGGTCCATGATATTCAACTACCTTTCCATCAAGTAAGCCTTGCTTAAATACCCTAACCCAATTATTAGAGTATAAATTCTTCGCTTTTAAGTCCCATCTAGATGTTGCTTGTGAATGTTCACTTGTTGTCCAATGAGTAATTGGATGTCCATTAATATATCCATAGAATTGAGTTTTAGCATAAGGCGTTGTATAGGTTACATGGTTATCTTGTACATGGACTGACCTCGATAAATTTCCTTGCTTGAATGGTACGAACTTATCCATATCCATTGCCATTTGATTAGTAAAATTATAAAGTCCACGATTTAAAGCTTTCTCAGAAAAACGGTCAAAGTCTTTACCGTGAACTGATACCACTACTGCCATTACAACACCTCCAATTCATAAGAATAAACATCATTACTGTAAGGCTCACGATTATCTACAATATTAGTAATTGTGTATTCCTTACCTTCAAAGATTAACTTACTTCCAACGCTATCCCTATCTAATCTAGGTAACGGATTAGAAATTTTGGCAAACAAAAAGACAATAGCATTAGCCGTAATTTTACGATTATTGCTATCGCCTGAATAGATTGTTTGTGGTTGTACAAGTACATGTTCTACCTCAACTTCTTCTGTTTTTTGTTTACCGTATTTATCCAATTCTCCAACTGGAATCTTTAAAGTGATACTTTGATTACATAATCTTCTATCAATTCTAGGTATCATCTGTGTACACCTCGATATAATAAACCATATCTTCCTAATAGATTATACGCTTCTGTACATAGACCATTCTTCATAGTTGCTCCTACATTACCAGCAGGGCTTAAAGATAATCTACCTACTGTGATACTGGTAAATTCATTTTGAGCTAAATCATAACTCTTATTAATACCAGTTGCATGCATAAAATCTACTTGCTCACAGATAGCCATTTTAAACGTTTCTACGCGTCTTTTTGACTTATCGACTAATATATCATGAACCTTATAAAAATCGTTTGTGGCTAAATCTATGATACGTTCTGCACCTTTTACAAGCTCATTAAACACATCTTCATCTAACCTGTAACCAAACTCAACATATTCATTGTAAGTTAGATAAGCCATTTACATCACCCTACTAGCCTTTAGATGTTGTAGCCGTTGTAGCTGGTTCAGCTGCAACATAAATAGATTTCTTAGCATTTTCAAATACTAATGCATCATAGTAGGATAATCCCTTAATTGTCCAACGATAGCCCGCACGGTCATTATCTGGAGAAATCACGTCAACTGTATCGTATTTAACAATTGGAGCAATCGCAAATGTTGGAACTGCTAAGAAGTTTACTGTATCAGGAATTGTTAAACCTTGAATACGATCTTTAGCAACTGTTAAGATTGGTGTTCCACCGTCTAATTGAGCAACACGACGGTTAATTCCGTTAATTTGTTGTTGGTTAACAGAGAATGTCTTAGATACACCATCAGCATTCTTTAATGCTTTGTAGTATTTTGTAGAAACAAACATTAACCAGCCACCAGGAATTTGATTATCAATCATGTAGGATTCTACTTCATCATATGCTGCTAAAGCATTCTTAGAATCAATTGTATCTGTTACTAACTTACCACCAGACTTAGCTGTGTCATAAATTTTTTGAGCTAGGAATTTATCACGGTGTGGAATTGTAATGCGTTGGTTATGTTCACGAACAACATTAGCTACTGTGTAAGCCCCATTTTCGGACATATCCAATTGATCTAGGTCATACCCAATCCAATCTTCTTGTGTCAATTCTAGAGTTTCTTTAGAAACATTAACGTTGTTACGTGCATTATCTTGATTACGTTTATATTTTGTTGCATCTACAAAACCGTCCATCTTGTTAATGCGAACTGTCTTAACTCCTGTAAAGTCTGCAGCTGTGATAGACTTAGCACCACCTTGTAATGGTTGCCAGAGTTGAGAATCTGCTCCAAACTCTTCATCAATCTTTAATAAATCTTTTTGATCTAATACTACTGTCATGTGATATCATATCCTTTCTAAATTGATTTCATGCGTGCTGCAATGCTAGAAACTACTGGATCAACTTTACCATCAGCACCGTTTTCACCATTATTAAACTTACCGCCAATGTTAATCTTTGGTTCTGGTTTGCCTTCTTCAAATAAGTAACTATCACTTTGTTGGATAGCTTTAATTTGGTCATCTAGTCCTTTCAAACTATCTCCATCAACGGTTACTTTTTCTGTGTCAATAAATGGTAAAACTGCCTTTACGTTCTTAGCTTTTGCTTCACGTAATGCTGTTTCGATTTTAAAATTTTTAGTTTGAGTAGCTAATTTATTTTGCCATTCTTCATTAGCTTTCTTATTGTCAGATTGTAATTGTTTGATTTGTTCGTTTAAATCATCAACGTTTTTAGAATTCTTTTGTAAATCAACTAACTGTTGATCTCGTTCATCAAGTTGTGATTTCAAACCGTCACGTTCATTAGTTAAACCATTTACTTTTTCTTGTAAACTGGTTATATCTTTACCGTGTTCAGCCATTACTTTTTCAATCTGTTCATCAGTCAAACCTAAATTTTTCAAATCTTCACGTTTCATGTCAATCTCTCCTATCGTTTTTATTTTACGTGGAACGCTCCACGCTGATTGATTGCATACAAAAAAAGCAGTTTAACGACTTACTCAGGTCGGAATGTTAAATAATTTTTATATGTTTTATTTCACTTTCTGATATTGCTAAACCTGTTTCAAAACCCGGATCAGGCACTTCTACATCTAACCACCATTGATCATCATCTGAATCAGCAGGAGACTCAATTCCTACTACATAGCCTATCCATTTTCTACCATCAATATCTATTATTTCAACATTTTTCCCCCAAAATTTTTTATACATGAGTATCATCTCCTTTAGGAATATGAGGAACAATATGCGTACGTTTTTTTGAATGATGAATTTTAATCCATTTTGCTTCTTTACCTGTATTATAATCTACGCCTATTTTGTGATCAACTTTTACAACTTCTTTTGTAGTCCATTCACCTTTTCTAGTTTTTTCAAGTTTTCCTTTACCAGCATACTTATCTAATAATTCTTGTGGATCTTCGTTATCATATAAATAACTCTTACCTTCTAATTTTGTAGATTCCATATGTGGTGCTTGTTTTTCTGGATTAATCTTAGTTCCCCATTGACCACTCTTTATTTTAGCTTCTACATGTTTTTGAGATTCTGTTTTATCACTTTGATCAAGCTTTTTCTTTCTATAAGTTATTTGCTCTCTATCATAATCTCTAGTCAAAACATTACGCTTGTTACCATACATCTTATTAGTTTCCTTGATGTACGCTCTTAACTTCTTTTGACGTGCTGAAATTAGTGTTTTGGTACGAGTTATCATTTGTTCGTCTTCTAATTCTTCGGCAATTTTCAAACGTTTTTTAGCGTCTCTGATTGAGCGTTCATAGTAGCGTTGCTTTTGACGTAAATTACCATTCCTAATTGCTTCTTTAGGATTATACTGGGTCATGTTATTCACGTTGACGCCTGGAGTAAATGGAAATAATTTGTGTCTGCAGTTAATTCCTAATGTTCCAGCAGGTTCACCATAACCATGATTATAGATAGAATCATACTTGTCATTGTAATTAGGATCATCAGTTGGAACAATGTTGACTACTTTACCTTGAATATAAGCACATGCTTCACGACTGTTAGGATGACTAGACATCAAACATAAAACTTGGCCAAACTCTTGCATTCGTTTAGTTCGTAAATCATTGTAAGTCCTATTAGATGTTGTCGTAAGTACCATACGTGTATAACCTTCAAGGGACCATGCACGTCCAGACTTATCTCTCATAACTTCGATACCTTTATCTAATTGTTGGTAAATAGCGTCCTTGACTGCTCTATCATGAGTTTTAAGTCCAGTTACAGTTTCAATTGTTGAACGTTTTAAAATTTCCTGATACGTTCGCATAACAGGATTAACACCATAATTGCGACTAAGCAGAGTTTGATTAATCGTATTGTTTAAGGTATCTGTAGTTTGTCTAACCATTGAATCAAGCATGTTAAAACTCTCATCACTGATTGGCTGACTAACTTGGCCACTGTACTTCAATTCTTGACTGACTTCATCTAATATCTCATATCCATCTTGTTTTAAGATAGTCTCAATTTCACTAGGTGAGATACCGTCAAAGTCTGCCATTAAATCAATTACTCTTTTGGTTAATGCTCCCATTTGTGACAATTGCTGTGCTTGCCACTGAACAACATTATCTTGTGTTACATCTTCATAGTGCCCACGTTGTAACACTTTGATAATCTCAGAAAATATCTTATCTTCTAAATTAGAATATAGATTAGCAATGTTATTAGTGTCTTGGTCTAGTTTCTGTCTTGAATCCATAGACTACACCTCGTTACTATCTCCATCTATTGGCTCTTGAAATGAACCTTGAGAAAAGTCTGGTTGTTCATTAGTAACTTGAGCTAACCATTTTTGAGCATCTTCTTCACTCAAACCAAAATTACGTTTTAAGTATTCAAGCTTTGGCATAATTCCAGCAGCAACTAACTGCATCTCATCAGCTCGTTGCTTGTCTTTATCAATGAACACACCATCATCAAAATGTACAGACAACTCAACATCTGATACACTGCCAGTCCATCTAGGTTTACCATCAGAAAAGAATTGTCCCACACTAGCTACTTCAAGAATTGCATTAACTAATTGATTTAAAAACAACTCTACTTGAGTTAAATAACTAGAACGTGTTTGGTAGGTTGCAGAATTTTCACTGACAACTTCAGTAGCTGTTTTAACTCCTTGACCATCATAAGAGAATGTACCAGAACTAAAACCTATTTGTTGCTCAAATTCTCGTAAAAAGTAATCAATAGACTCTTTAAACTGAGTTGAACGGATATCAGAAGTTAAGTCAGTTACACTCAGCTTATCTGTATCTCCATACATACCCTGATAAACATCTTCGTCCTTATCAAATAGAACCGGATGAGCGTCGTCTACTTCATCTCCGTACAGATTGCCAGTAGGTTTCAACATTTCAGCAGGAACTGCAATTCTACGTTTTCCCATTCTAACTTCATGTACAAACATATCATGAGTTCGATTGATAGCATCTATTACATTCCTAGAATTATCTACAATACCAACACCAAGTGGACTATCTAAATTCTTATTATTAGCTCCTGGTGTTCTGAAATATGCAAATAATGGTTTAGTAATAACATCCGTAAAGGTTAATTCTGGTGCTAAATTAGGATATAAAGTTTCAAGTGCTACTTGTTCTCCAATTACATCTGATTGATAAGAACGATATAGCTCGTTTGTTATGTGATAAGTTTTAGCGTCATCCCATTCGTGGAATTCAAGCAACGTATAATAAACATTTCTATCGTTCTCAGTTTTAACTGTTCGACTTGCAAAAGCACATTCAGAAATATCATCAGTGTTGTTACGTAATGGATAGAATTGGTCTGCATTAGCCCAAGCTATTCTAATAACATCATTATCATCAACATAAGGTCTTGCAGCTAAACCACCTAAAGAAATAGCAGTTTCTAAGCGTTGCTCAAATCTCATATTGAACTTATTATCTTGAATTACTTCATTGATGAACTCGTTTGTTGTTTCATCTTCTAACGATAAGGAACATTGTTCGTTAAAGATAATTGACGCTAATTTCTTAGATGCTAACTTAGTAACGTTTAGGGAACTCAACGGACGTTGTCTGTATTCACCGTATGAATTACGATACTTAACTTTTGGTAAATCATCCTTATAATACAACTTGGCCAACTTTATTCGTTCGTATTCCATTGGATCAATCGAAACTCTATCATCATCAGTAATGTTAGTTAAACTCTTTACCATTCCTAACTTGGCACCTCCTTTCCTGAACCAATCTTTTATTTGTTGAATTAATGACATCACTCCACCACCTTAATATTTCAGACCTAGCAAGCGTTCATTATCTCGCACAAAGTACTGGAATTGGTCGCATGTATGGTCTTCTTCTTTGATAACTTTAGGATCGTCACTGTTTAAAGTTTTCTCATCCCAACGATAATTTCTATGTTCTTCAATAAATATTTTGTTTTCTTCAGTATCTAGATAATAAAAACGACCCTGAGCAACTATATTTTGCACACGGTCTATCATGTCTACTTTTTTCAATTTTGCTACTTTATGAAGATGTACTCCGTAATCATTGTAGAACTGATTATCTAAAGCACCTTCAGCAGAATCTATTGTTAATTTAGTTGCCGGCTTTTTGAATTGTTTGGCTAACTTATTGATAAATGAATGCAAGTCCTTAGATAACTCACTAGGTGGCTTTTTATGAGCCTTGCCTTGTGGACTGTAATAATAAGTATCTAATAAAATTACATTGCCTTTTCTAGTCAATCCATAAGCACCAAATGTAGTAGCAGATACTTCATGGCCAGAGTCAATAGCACAGAACCAATTTGTAATGTAATCATCACTTGGTAACTCTTTTAATGCTTTAAAATTATCCATGTTGTAAATATTAGTACCAAGTCCAATAACTTCACCCAGATACAACCAACGGTAATAGTCATAATCATTATTTTTATAACTCTCAATCAACTTTAATTGCTGCTCTGTTGTGAATCCTAATTCATCATCTAGATATGTACTTGTATCAACAAAATATTCTGGATCTTCTTCTTTACCAGTTACCCAATCATTTATCCACTCATAAGGATTACGTGGCGGATTGTATGAAAAATAAACTTTTACATCATCAACGTAATCTGGCTTTTGTCTAATAAAAGAAGGTATAGATTGATCAAACACATCTACACCTTTCATGTTTGCTGCTTCTTCAAACCAAACAGCAATGATATTATCTACCTTGTTAGATTTAAGCTTATGTGGATTATCAGCACCATAGAAATAAAACGTACTACCAGTTAGCTTATGTGTAATTCTCAATGGTGATTTGTAGTAATTATACTCATCATTTAAATTAAGCATATCTAAAGCCCACATAATTTGACTGTAAACTGTATCATGCAAGTCTGACTTGTTGGCTAGGATGCACACAACATTTACTTTCTTATGCAACTGCGTCCACTTCTTAACTGATGTAACTAATTTCAAACTAATAACAGATGATTTAAACGAACCACGGCCACCTTTAGCTATGATATATGATTTTTTAGTAGTCCATAATTTGTAGAAGTGTGGATTAACCATCTCAGTCATTTTTATAACTTTACTCATCTTCTACATCTCCTATATCATCAACTAAAACGGTAGAATCATCTGACTTGTTTCTACCAGTGAGTTCATCAGCTCTCCAGCGTGCAATATCTGCTTCTGCGTTTGCCTTACGTACCTTAGCTTTGTCTAACTCTGGTGTGCTGTTATCAGACATCATACCTGACATTTTCAAAATAGTAATAGCAGTTTGCAGTCGTACCATTTCTGATTTAGCATTTAACAAATTAACTAACTCTCTTAATGCTTTACTTTCAAAGTCTTTCTTGACGACTAATTTCTTATATTGCTCTTGTGCAGCTTTAAATTTATCATCATTTTTCCAATTATCTAATGTTGATCTTCTACGTTGGACATTTTTTGCAATTTCTTCATCTGTTAATTCATCTTCAAATAGCAATATAACAGCTTTTTGGCGCCTTTTATCTAATTCAAAAAAGGGTCCTAATTGTCCAATTTTGTCCAATTTCTTACTACTTTTCTTCACACCATATCACCCACCTCCGTTCTAATTGCTTTTTTTATTAAACAAACATGTTATTCAACATATTATTCTTTAAATCTTTTAATGTGTTGACCATATCTCTTTCAACTGCCATCTCATGCTCCAGTTGTCTAAACATCAACACGATTGCTTTTTGTGTCTCATAGTCATGTAGATAGATAGGAAACTTACCTACTTCATGTTCTTGGATATTGATACCAGTTGCGTACTTATGCATAAACAAATCTATGTTACGTTGCATTGCAATGTTAAAGTACAATGGGTCTATTCCAGTTTGCGGTATGATAGCAACGTTCTTTGTGTGGATATATCCTGGCTCAAATAGAAAGCCAATATCCCCCCTAGTTGCTGATATTTGTAGAGTAGTTGTTCCAGCTGGATATAACTTCCCTTGCTTAGCTCTAGCATACTCAGCAACATCTTCAAGTTTAACTACTTCATAAGTTCTGAAATCTACCATAGTGTCAACTGCCTTTCTCTATCCTTGCTATACTTTTCTTTCCAATACTTAGTAAAGTGTTTCAGTTCCTTATCCATACTTGGCGTTGTTCCAACCAAATCATCTAGCATGTTACCGAACTCAATAGAATTTTCTTCAATTTGCTTATCAATCTCTCGCATTTCTTTTACAATTTCATACAGTGATGGAACTTCTTCAGGTTCAAACGTATCAATATATCTAGGTATATTTAAATTGAACTCATTTTCTTCAATAAGATATCTAGATATATTATCACTGAACTTGTCTATTTTCTTTCGATCCTTGTATGCTTTGATAATCTTATCTACATGTTCTTGCTTTAAGTAATTATGATTCTTGCCTTTTTCAAACTCTTTAGCAGCGTCGATAAAGAAAATCTTTTTATGTTCTCTTTTCTTTTTTAAGATTAATACAACTGTTGGAATATCAGTATTTAAAAACAATTTAGCCGGCAACCCTATTACTGCATCTAGTGCATTGAGTTCTATTAACCGTTCACGTATCTTGCCCTCAGCTTGTCCTCTAAATAAAACGCCATGCGGTAGGATAATAGCCATAGTTCCATTATCTGAGAGTCTATTATATCCTTCTAATAAAAAAGCGTAATCAGCTTTAGATTTAGGCGCTAATACTTCAAACTGTTTAAACCGTTCTTGTTCTAGCATTTTGCTATCTGGTTGCCATGTAAAAGAATAAGGTGGGTTCATAACCACCGTATCAGCTTTATTTTCTGGCAATTCATCTACTATCTCTATTTTGCTAAATCGTTCTTGTGCTGATAATTTATACAAATGTTTCACTTTCCTGGATAAACTATCTCCATGAAATACGTATGCGTTAATATTTCTGATTGCTAAATTGAATAGTAGAAAAGGCATTGCTCTATCTGAAAATTCTTCACAATAGAAACTACTATCACGATTAGTACTCCAACGTTTAATAGTTAACCCACCAGTTCCAGTACATATATCAGCAATAACTTTAGATGGTCCTAGCAATTGATTAACTAATTCCACAACTCCATCTGGCGTGAAATCTTGTTTGTTTTTCTTTCGGTCAGAATGTTCTTCTTGGTAGTAGTCCGTAAACCAATCATAAGTTAAGTTGCTTTCAACATCTAAAAACGATTTAAATAATTCATCTTTTCTATCGCTCATCAACAACTTATATAATCTATCTGATGCTTTAAAGCTCTCATCTACTCCAATTAGTTCATTAATCTTCTGAATATCTATCAATTACTACCACCACCTTTTAATTTAATCTTACTAACATCTCTACTGTACTTACGCTTACGTTTGACTGGATGTTTCTTGTAATGTTTTTCTAACTCTCGTAACATTTTCAGTTCTTCATAAGTCTGTACCTTTCCGAAATCTATACTGTCTTTCATAATTTTCTCCAAATAAAAAGCCAGCCTGGATAGACTGACTTTAAAATATTATTTCTCTTTTATTCCAATTTTTTCAAGTTGTTTCTTCTTTTCTAATGGTGTTTTTTTGTGTATTTCCGTTTTTTCATCTTCATCAGCAAAAATTATTTTTAATAATAAAGACATAGATCTATAAGTACTCCCTGCAAAGTATCCTATTATTACAAACCAAACGTCAAAAAATACATTATTGAATTTCCAATCATAATTTTTAGTTACTTGCATTATTATTGATAACACTAAGACTATAAAAGCTGTAAGCAATGAATCATATAACTGAAATTTGAAGATCCCATTTAAATTTTGTTTTCTTATTTCTTTCATTAAATTTGTATTTTTCATAGTAATAATGATTCCATACATAGTGGTATAAAATCCTATGACTATAGAAGAAAAAGTAATTATCGACTCTAATACATTAGAATATCCACATACTTTATAAGTAAATCTATTAAATTTATCTATTACTAAAAATAATATTGCAATAATTACTGGATAAAATATGTTTATACAGTCACCAAGGGTCATATCATATTTTTTCATCAAAAATTCACCCGCTTATTTTTTCTAAATTATCATCAACAATTTTTTTATAGTTTTCATAGTTTGGCGAATATTTTACTATCATATCTTCTTCCACTTTTTCAGGATTTAAAAAGGCTTTTATCGGAATTTCATATTCTCTAACGCAAGATAATTTTTCATCTAGTAGCTCTATTAATTCTGAATGATTTCCATCTCCAGAAACAACAACTGCCCTTTTGAAAAGTTCCTTATTATTGACAATTTCCTTTACAGAATTATGAACTTCTTTAGTATCCAGTATAGAAGTTTTAGATCTTGTTGTTGAAATTTTAACTTCAACAAAAACACCATCATATCCTTGGGTAGAGTCAATTATATTTTGTATGCTACTCTTAAATCTATTTCTAAATGGTGTTACCAAATTAGCCGTTTTAAAAGAAAAACTGTTAATCTTATTTGTTTTCTTAATTCTCTTATAAGAATCTTTACGAATAATTGGACGAAATTCAATTTCTTCTTTTTCGTCGTCTTTTCTATTTTCATTCCAGAAATAATTAACATATTGTTGTAACGCTTTAACTGAAAGACTAAATATATTTTTTTGAAGCATTAATACATAATTTGTACTATCAAAAAGTGCAGAAACATCTTCAGCAATATACTCATCAGATTCTAGCTTTACATCCTGTAACTTAGGTAGATTAAGGTTAGCTACAGCAGGTGTTGTACCTCTTCTCATTCTCAAAAAGTGCAATATAGTTATTGGATTCTTCTCTGCATTAGAAACATAAATATTATTACAACGAATAATATCTCCATTATATCCTATATTTCTGTCATCCAATTTCTTTTTAGTTGTTTCCATCAATTCACACCAATCATCAAAATCAAATACTTTTTCTTGATTATTACTAACTTTCCAAACTTGATAAAAATCAAAACTAACTTTTTTCTTCTTATTTTCTTCAATCACTATTATTACCACCTTTATATTATTTCAGTTTCATTTTACCAAAAAAAAGATAGCTTAATCGCTATCTTTAATGAAATAATATTAGGTTAATAGTTTATATTTCTACCTTTGCTACAATACCATAATAATTCACTAAAGCACCGTTGCAATTCCGCTAACTTTCCGTTTGATTTCCGTTTTTCTTGATATATACATGTAAATTAGGACAATCTGGTTGTACTTCTAATCTGTCTGCAAATTCATTTAATGCATTAATTTTTAATTCTGCATATCGAGTTTTTTCATAATTCAATCTTTGCATTATCTGCCAATCATACATATCATCTAGATATTTAGCAATTAGTATTTGTTTATGAATTAAACGACAGTTATTTAAAGCTTTACTAACTCCAATTAAAATGTTCTTTGCTATGTATGATTTAGATTCAAAATGATTTACCAAAATCTCTTCACTACCATTTTTAAAACTAGGTGATTTAGGCATATCATCAATCACTGGCGAACGTAAAAATGACGGTACTTCGTTTGCCATTCGTAATAATTTATCTAAATCTTTGTTAAAAAAATTCCTAACATTTCTAGCCGTTTGGACTTCGTCGACTGGCTCAAAAAGTTCCATATAGTCCATTTCTACACTCTCCCTGTGGTATAATTATTTTAGTTGATTTAAGTGGCACGTTTCCAAGGGAGCGTGCTTTTTTATTAGTTATAGCTTCTAACCATATCGACCAATTGCTGTTCTTTACCTTTCCATTGGCGTTTAGTTTTTCGATAATCAAAATGACCTGGATACTTATTATTTGGGTTTGTTTCCTCTAGTCCTAATTCACGTTTTCTAACTATCCAAGTTAAACCTGTACTCACATCTCGAATTGACGCTGTATTCTCATAAACTCTAATAATCTCTACTTCTTTATGATTATTTCCAAAAATATCCTTAACATTAAAATAAACTTTTCCCATAGTGTTCTCCTAAAAATTATCATCATAAATGTTTGCTATAACAGACACCTTAACCTGTGTTTCTGCTTCTATGTGATTCTTTGCTCGCACAATCATATTTTTAACAGTGCTACCAGTGGTATACTCAACTAAATATAATTTCATATAATCAATCCTTTCTCATATTTATAACTAGCTAAAGCCTTGCTATGCTCTCAACACATACGACCATCTCAAATCATGTGGATGCAAGGCAGTGTTACAGCCATACACGAAGAATATAATGCACGGAGGATTTTACTCCTTCCAAAATTTATTTGTGACTGTAACTATTGTGTATTTAAAAGAAAGTCTGGTTTCGGTAGTAAATCTGCTAAGTTGCTACGTATGAATTAATGTGTACTTAATTAAGAGGGAGAATTCCACCTACCTTTTTAATAAGTTTTGTTGTTGTAGCTCATCAGCAAAATACCACCTATGACTTAGCATCCTGCGACAGATACTAAGCCTGATTCGATTCTTAAAATCGTGGCAAATCAATCTAACTCAATTCTGCTTATATGCTTCATAACAATACTTAAAATCTTTCCGATTTCTCTAAAATCTTCAAATTTAATATAATCTTCATCTTCAATTTCCCAGTTATTTTCATAGTATCTTTCAATAGATATAGTTTGTTGTTTATAGTAAAGGATCACTTTATCTAAAAGTGTTTCATCAAATTTATCGTCATCATCGTAATTACCTTTAAGATCTACGGCATCGATTCTAAGATCTCGACCGTAAATATCTGGGTATTTTCTGTTTAATTCTGTATACATATTTATAAAATTTTCATTCATTCCATATACCTCATTTCAGACTATTCTTACACTGCGAAATCTAGTTACTTTCAATCAACTCAATTGCATCTTCAACACTTCTGCACACACCGTATAAAACAGGTTTATCTTCAATGAATTTCTGAAATTTAATCTGATCTTCTCTAAGCTTTCCTGTTTCATTCTTAACTTCAATTAGAATCATCTTTCCATCACTGTGCCTAAATCCCGTAATGTCCGGCCAACCTTTGGGAGCTAATTTGATTACTGTCCCAAACTTCGTCTGAACCGTCCCAGCATTGCTTCTAAACACTGTGCATCCATGTCTAGCCACAGCGACCATAATGTCATTTTGAATTTTTTGTTCTAAAGTCAATCGTAAAATCCTTTCTAGTGTAGTCACTAAAATCTAACCGTAGTCACTACTTCATTTTTCAGTGACCACTTTTAAAGCCTATTAAATCAAGGTTTATTTTTAGTGTAGTCACTACGTAGTCACTTTAAAAAGTCTTATAAACGTTGATATAACAATATTTATAGCCATTTTTAACCGTAGTCACTAACTTTAAACTTTTTGAAAAAACATCTAGGATATTTTTTTCAGTCCTCCCACCCCTTCCCCCCTATATTTTTATATACTTTATATACAAAATATATGTATTAGTGACTACAGTAGTAGTATATCCTTGATATATCAACGTTTTAGCGTAGTCACTAACTTCGATTTTAGTGACTACATAGTGACTACAGTGACTACACTTTGGAATATCCTCGTTTAGGAACTCCATTAATTCGTTTTTTAGCCGGCTCCCATTCCTTATGATTATCCATAATGTATTTAATCTTTTTGGCTAACTTTCTATTTTTAATCAAATTCTCTTCTCCAAGCTCTTTAGCAATCTGAGATGAAGTTATAAAAGTACCTGGCCAACCTGCTAGTACTTCTTCTATTTGTGTTTCAGTTTCATCAATGTACATGAACGACTTTCTATTTTCTTCAAGTAGTTCATTCTCTTCATCTGACAACATAAAATTAAAGCCTTCATTGTAGTAATGAACACATTCACCCCAGAATTGCTTGATGATCTCTGGCGTTAAATCTGTGATAGGACTTTTAATCTGTCTGCGTTTGTTGGCCATATTTGGCATGAATCTACGTTCACCAGTTTTGTCTTTCAGATAAGTAGATTCATTCGTGGTCCTAGCAATAACAAAATTCTTAGGACGCCTAACTGCACTCCTGCCATAAGGTGGTCTATATTCTAGTTCTTCAGATGAAATGAACTTTTTTAAAGTTTCAAAATCTGAATTGTTAGTAGCTGTCATCTCATCATCATTGACAATTAAGGCTCTTTGCATGTTCATATAGCTGTCCTTGTCCTTAAAGTCTGTGAACTGGTCTGTATACCAACCATTTGAAATCTTCTTTAAAAAAGTTGTCTTACCTACACCTTGACCACCAACTAGATCTAACACATAATCAAACTTAGAGTTAGGATTAAAAACTTTTGCTACTGCTCCAACAAAAAATATCTTGGTTTGTAGTGTTGTTACTTCACTGATTTCAACGCCTAAAAATTCTGGTAGCAATAACGCTACACGTTGTTCTCCGTCCCATTCTTTTTCAGCTTCTTCTAGGTACTTCTTGACAGGATTGTATGAATTGCTTTGAGCGTCGTTACTAACTGCCATATGCAGTAGTCTTTCAGTAAACAAAACACCATACTTATCTTCAATGTATCTAAGAATGCTTGAAATATAGTTATCCTCAACATATCCACATTTTATGTGTAACTGTGGAATACTTTTTATAACTTCATCAGCAAACGAAAATTCGTTATATGCAAATGTTCCTTTAAGGATCTCATCTTGCTCTAGAATCAAACCTATATTACGTAAAGAATTAGCTTTGATAGTACCGTTTTGAGTCATTGTGAATGGAATTGGCATCTTTACAACGTTTGTTGATTCTTTCTTTTCAGCATTTTTAATTGCATCATCAACACTCATTTTTATCCGCCTCCATTCTGCATTTCTCTATTTAGGATTGATTCAAATGTCCTATCTAGTTCCTTTTGTGGTAAAGGATCATTTGAATTATCGTTTGCTATGTTCACTAATTTATAAGCTAAACGTGGTTTAACTGATCTAAAAAATAACGCTCCACATAAAGCAGCCAAAGCTTTATTTCTTTGGCCTTGATCCCCTAGACCACTTGCTATTGTTTCTAATACGTCAGTAGTTGAATTACGTTCTCTAGTTAGATTCAAGTCTTCACTAACTCTATTAGGATGACCTTTAGTAGCTCTCGACTGATTGATTGTTCTAATCAAATCTAGTGGAGCTTTGACAATTGGATTTTTATTTTCCCAAGAATATCCTTCACTAGGTGCAACTACTACATAATTATTAGGATGTGCTTTAATATCAATTCCAGGTTGCCAACCTATCATCTGATGTAGTGTCATCTCGTCTCTTTTAAGATAAAATAACTGCTTACCACCATGTTTAGTGGTTTGAGATAGTGTTTCTGGAAACCAGTCTTTAGGCAGTTGGTCAAACGAATTAAAACCATCTGCTCCATTCTCGTGTCTATCAATATCCACTACAAAGAATTTATCAGTTTTTAAAGCTATGCTTGCAGTTGGATATTTTCTCCACAATTTCTTGATTTCATCTGCTGTTAAAGCTGGTCTATCAGCAAATTTAATCAATGGCTTTTTATTTAAAAGTGGTAGCACACTCATTCCTTTAGCTTGATATGCCAGTGCTACATTTACTAAATTCTTCATAGCAAATCCTTTCTAACGGGCATCTCACCCGTTCGGTAGTCTAGAGTTACTGCTCTAATTAGTCTTTAGAACGGAACGTCGTCATCATCAACAATAATTTCACCTGGCTCTTCTGCTTCATCAAAATCATAATTACGATATGGATATTGTGGGTTCTTCTTGTTTTCACTGACTGTTAAATGCATTAAAACAGTTCTACCTTCAGCTAAAGCCAATGCATTAGCCAAAGTTTCAATATCTTCCCAATCTTCATCTTGAAGTTCAATGCCTGAGTTAGATGCTAATTTAGCAATCAATTTGATGTTACGTCCAAGCATTGGATTAGGATTACCTTTAGCAGTAGTTTCATCTAAACTCAAATTAACAAATTCTTTTTGGCCAGCATGTTCGCCATCTAAGACTTGAACTCTGATTGACAATTGTTCAGAACCCCATGGAGTATCTTGGTTCTTGATATTATCAATCATTACGACATAATCTCCTGAAGGTAGTCCTTCAAAACCATTTACATTACCTTTCTTTGTGTCAAATCCTTCTAAAGCCTTTGCTGCTGCATCTCTTAATCCCATTATTCTTTACCTTCCTTTACTTCTTTTTCTGTTTCGATTTTGTCTACAATTTTCTTTTGTTCTTTAATTGGAGTCTTAACAGGTTTGTCAAAAACACCTACAATATTATCTAGGATTCTTAAAATATCCTTGTCATCAATTTCTTCACGTACGTAATGTGTACGTCTATCAGTAACTCGTCTGATGTAGTTTTTTCCTCTGCGTTTAGTTTGAATAACTAAATCACAGTTACCATTAACAATGTTGTAGTACTTAGTTTTGAGACTAGGTACTTCAACATCACTGTCCCCTTCTTTTGCCACTCTTGAGATATAAACGACATTCATAGGTAGTGATTTAAGCTCTACTACAAAGCTTTGTAGTACGCTGTTAAATGCTGAATAACCTTTACCATATGGAATATCTGCTAAACTTTGAACGTCATTTTCATAACAAATAGCTTGTTCAATCATGACTGTTAAATCATCAATAACATCAATTACAATTGTTTTGTAACCAGGATTCCTAGTTTTAAGCTCTAAAATAATCTCATCTAACTGATCAATTACTGAACGCTTGAGTTTCCCTTGAGCATCTCTAACGTTTGATAATTGAATGTCTTGAGCTGGAATCATTTCCGAATTACCATCAGTGTTTAAAAATAGTGGTGTCGGAAATCTCTCAGCTAGATAAGATTTACCTGACATGGTATCTCCAAAAATGAAGAAGTTTCTAGGAATTCTTCTAACCTTTTTCCGTCTATTAAGTGGTGGTAAAATCGACACTTTAATCATTCCTTTCATTTGATATAATTAATCTATTCTGAGATAAAGGAGAATAAATTATGCGTTTTTATGACTGGATTCTACATTTTGAAAATGTTGATTTACCAATAGGTGATTTTGCTAAGGATATAAAATCTGATGCTAGCTTTCCTAAAGATGTATCAACGTGGAAAGAACTAGAACGATATATCCTTTCAACAGGTGTTTTCCCTGATGAGACTATGGAAAATGCTTTTAATTACTATTGGTCTGAGTATCATCAACAATCAGAATCTGATATTTTTTAGGTAGAAGTAGTTCTTTATTTCTAGCGGTATATTTAGCTTTGATTTCATAATTTTCGTATAGACCGCCCTTGAAATATTGAACTCCTTCTTTTTTCTTTAGTTCTTCAACCAATTTGGTTGTATTCACTTCAATCATTCCTTTCATCTAATAAAGCCACGTTGTTTAGCATAAAAGTAAGCCCAACCTGGCTTGTAACCTTTCAGCTCTGCATAAGCTTTAACTTCAGCGTAATTCTTTAAATCTGAAGGCCGCTTGTCTACTACGTTATTAGCGACTTTATCGTTTATGATCTTTTTAAATATTTCTTTTCTACGTGCTATAACCTTTTTCAATTCTGCTTTATCAACTACTTCAATTTCTCTTTCTTCAACTAAATCAGCTCCACAAAACGGACATGTATTACCGTTCCTATAGAATGCTGCAAAACAACTAGGACACGTTGATACTGGTTGAATCTTAGGTCTATTATTTTCTTTTTGTTTTTTAGTTCCTTCCAAACTCCAGTATCTATCTTGAGTAGGTAAACCCAATCGTTGAACATTCCCAACTTGATCAATGATAATAGCTGTTTTACCTGCTCTAGGATTCATTGATCGCATTGCAAATTGCAGATACAAGGATAATGATTTAGTCGGTCTCAGCATGATTACACAATCAACGTTTGGCAAATCTAATCCTTCAGTAAATAATTCAGCATTCGTAACTATCCTTACCTTTCCGGCTCGATAGTCTTTAATAATCTGATCTCTTTCTGCTTTTGGAGTAGTACCAGACACTGCTTTGGCTAAGATACCCTGTTGACAGAACTGCTTAGCTAATCTCTCAGCAGATTCAACATTGTAGGTATAAGCTATTGCCTGTTTGCCATTCGCTAACTTAAGATACTGGTCAACTGTTCTACCGTAAATCTTAGGCTTAAAGGCATCTTTTATAGATTGCTCATCATAATCACCAGTACGCTTAGTCTTTAGTTTTGAAGTATCTAAAGCAACTGGAGCATAGTAATCAACTGGAGCTAGAAACTGATTATCAATCAACCACGAAATAGGTTTGCCAATGATTAAGTCATCTGCTACATCTTCAAACCCTTCTCCATTTAGTCTTACTGGTGTAGCTGTGAATAGTAATTTTAAAGCGTCTGGGAACGTTTCAAGTATTCTACGATAACTTCTAGCTAGAACGTGATGAGCCTCGTCTACGAAAATGATAGTAGGCTTAGAGAGAGTATCTACACGTCTAGTAAATGTTTGAACCATACCTACTTGAGTTAGAGTCATATCAACTTCATTAGCCTTGAAAGTTTTAACTACTTGGTCTACAATTTCTTTTCTATGAACCACGAACATCACTCGATTGCCTTTTTTAGTAGCACGTCTGGCAATCTCGGACATAATCACAGTTTTACCTGTTCTAGGTGGTGACTGAACAATTATGGAGTGATGTCCTTTTTTGACGGAATCATAGATGTTATTAATTGATTCCAATTGATAATCTCTCAACTTGAACATTACTTAATCACTGTTCCTCTGTTTGGTTTAAGATGAACACCAGGGACTTCTTGTCCATTCTTTAAAACCTTATATAGTTCTTTCTTATCAGCAGTAACTTCTGTTTTAGTTTGTTTAAATTCTTCTGGTAAATTATCTAGACTATCTACAATAACTGATGCCTTATAATTTCTAGGCTTTAAAATGTGGTTTTCGGTTTGCAACTCTTTGATACCAGCATCATCCAATGCTCGTGTCATGTAGTCTTGCAAGGATCGATTTAAGTTATTGAGTGATGTTTGCTTTGCTCTTAAATTCTTTAGTTTTCCAGCCACCCAATCGAATTGCATCTTATTTTTTTCGATCCAATAAGCAATATTATCTAGTTTAATTTCTCTGGTATCATTTATTGAATCTAAAGTGTCAGCTAACACGTCTGGATCTAAGCCCTCACGTTCTTCTAGGTCTCTATATGTTTGGTTTAATTCAAATAGATTCATTATTTGGTTCCTCCTATTGGTTTTAATAGTTCTTCTAATACTTCTCTATCATTAGGTTCAAGGTCAAAATAATTGAGTTGATAGAAAGCTCTTATTACTAGAAATTTATCAACATCACTATCTAGTGATTTCGTGAAATTGAATAATGTGTTAAGATTAATGTTGTTAATATTTTTTTGTCGTTCAGTGGTTGCAGCCACTGAATTTTTTGTATCTAGCACCTTTCATCACCTCCTTTAAATCATCATTTCTTCAATGATCCAGACTTTGCCACTGCCACACACTGGGCAATGTTCTACTTCATCAGCATCCATTCCATAAACTTCAAAAATTACATTGCAGTTATCGCACTTAAAACGACCACCGTCGTCAACGTTTAAAGTTAAATCTTCCATTTTGTTTGCCTCCTAATCAAAAAACTCACCTTTTTTAATTTCTCTAACAATTCCGTGCAGTGCATATCCAGCAAGTACGGATAGCCCAATCAATGTAAAATAAGCAGCTGTCGTTAATTCAATCATCTTAATCATCCTTTCTTTTCCATAATCTGTATAAATCAACGCTCCCTGCGTACGCTATGCACACCAGAATCCCATAAATACACCACATATCTATTTCCTCCATGTAAAAATATCCTTTAACCAACTAACCAAAACAAAAATTATTACATAAGCTATACACGCTACAATTACTGCTAGTATTGGTTCCATTAGGTCACCTCAAATCTTTCTGCTTGTCATATATCTATCCAAATCTTCCTTATCAAAGAATGGTTTAGTCCCACCTTCTATTGGATAGATTGGTCTTGGTGCATCTGGTTCTTTTCGGACATTATCAAAATATTTAGGCTCCATTCCACAATACTCAGCAGCTTGAGATCTATTTAGAAATCTTTGGTTATTAAACTTCATTCTTTCTTCTGCCATTTTCAACAAAGCGTCAAAAAGCTTGTTTAAAAAATCTCCTAATGCTTTTTTGCTAAATAAGTCTGCTAATTCCATCAAAATCACCTACCTCATTTTTTTAAAAAAAGTTTCTTTTAGGACACCAATTCAGCAAAAAAAATTTCATTAATCATCTCTCCATTAATTTTTAGAATTTTTGCTATAGCTTTAATCTCATCAGCCTTAAATGGTCTCTCATCTCTTAACCCTTTATAAAATGTAGATTTCGACATCTTAACTCCATTTTCATTAATTTCATTAATTAATGTACCAATTTGGATTCCTTGACTTTTAATGATACCCAACAATTTGTCCTTCTTCATCAAAATCTCTCCTTTCTAAGTTTCCTTTAAGACACTTTTATTAAAACATGCTTTTTAGAATATGTCAATAACTTTTGTATCTTTTAAGACACTTTTTTGCTATGTATTTTAATAATGTTTATTTTAAGACACTTTTTTGTTATAATTTATACTAAAGTTTACTTTAAAGGGTGGTGATTTCATGAACTTAAAAAATAGACGTTTAGAATTAAATTTAACACTTGAAGATGTAGGTAATTATGTAGGTGTTGGTAAATCTACAGTTAGAAAATGGGAAAATGGAGATATTACCAATATGAAAAGAGATAAGATTGTATCTCTTTCTAAAATTTTAAAATTAGATCCATTAGATATCATTGATCCAAATAATGAATTATCAAATAGAAATAACAGATATATTAAAGCTGTTATTTCTGGTATGAATAGATTATCTAGTGAACGACAAAAAAACGTAAAGAATTATGTTGATAGTCAACTTGATGAGCAAGAAAATAGTAAAATTTCTGAAGATGTCAGCTCTATACCAGTTGTTCATAATTCAGCTGTTGCAGCTAACCCTACTGAACTAACATATGGAGATACCGTATTACAAGATGAAGAATTTGAAAGAATACCAGATAATGCTGATTTAGCTATTCCCGTCATTGGTGATTCAATGGAACCTACAATTAAAAACGGCGGATTGGTATTTATTCATGAGCAACCTACTATTGAAAATGGTGAGATAGCAGTTGTTGAAATTGATGGTGAAGGGACAACGTGTAAGAAAGTCTATTTTGATTATTCAAATAAAGAAATTATTTTAAAATCTATAAATCCTAAATATCCAGATAGACATATAAATTCAGATAGAATAAGAATTATTGGAAAAGTTGTACTCTAAAACAAGAAGGTGTATATGATGAGTTTTTTTAATTCTTTAAATTCATTTTTTAGAAAAAACAAAGATAGTAACTATTTACCAGACTATTTTTTTAATATTCCTGATGATGTACTGAAATTTATGTACTTTAAAAATGGTCCTAAAAAAAATATAGATAATCATACTGATGAGCCTTCTGCTATAGATATAAAATTGCCAATATCTGAAGATTTTCATAATCTAGAAAAAATTCCTTACTATCCATCATATGAATCACTTCAACCCAACCAACGATTTTATTTTTTAAGTTGGCTTGCAAAACGTAATTGTCCAGAAGATGTTGGATATGCATTTCTTTACCTATACTCTTTGGAAAGAAGGTTATATGATGGTGAGTATATTAAGGAGACATTATTAGAAATAAATTCTCTTCAAAAAATCATTAATAATAATTCTTTTATTCATTATTCAAGTATTTCTATTATTTACGCTATCTCAAGATATAACCTCTATAGTTTTTTTGACACTTTAGATACGAGTATGTTTCCTAATTTTTTTGTTCTTACTAAAAAAATTGTCTATGATGGTAAATTAACTGCATCAGAAATCATAGATTTTTCTCATATATTAGGATATAAAGAAAAAAGATACATTAATAATTATTATGATATTTTTAAAAATGAGTTATTACAAATTTTAGAAGAAAAATATCATACACCTGAATTCATTTTCTCTGGTACAAATGATAAAGTTCCATCTATGAATCTAATATTGTCAAATTTTTCTTTGCCAGATAGGAATGTATATTTTCCTGATATATCTAATTCTAGTATTGGTACAGAATTATGCTCTCTTTTATATATGGCTCATGATAAGACTAAAAAAAGTCTTAGAAAAAATAATAGTTATAAGCATATTAATAAAACCGTAAAAAAGGAAATAAATGTTAGAACTGGATATCCTATAGCTACACAAAAATCTATTAACAGCACTAAACAAGCTTTAATCGATTCAGCTAAAAACAACACATTTGATAAAAATGAAGCACTGGCAATAGCCCGGTCATCTGTAAATGAAAATGGAGCTTTAACCATGGTAAGTAGTTACAGATACTTCTTATATGATGAAATTTTCTTAAAAGGTGAATTAGCTTATAAGTATGGTGACTGGGATGAAGCAGAGAAATTATGGTTAACAATACTTGAAATCTCCCCTACTCAAGTTTGCGAAAAGCTATCGATAATGTATAGAAAACAGAAAAGATATTCTGATGAAGTATATATATTACAAAATGGTATAAATCTATGGAAAAACTCTATTTTTAATGTTTATAACGGCTCGACAGAGGATTTAGAAGTTAGACTAAAAAAAGCATCTGCTTTGTATACAAAACATAAAGCGTCTGACAAATCTACAGGTATAGATATACCTAATGCTAGTTACGATCATCAATTCGTTTCTGAATTAGTTGATTTAGCGAGATTACATAATAAGAGATGACATATATCAAGTTGCAATGCCAAAAAATATAATTAATTATGACCAATGATTTGACGTCACTAAAAGCTAATCTCAAAGATATTTTAAGGAGGTCCTTTTTATGAGAAAAGGTATTTATAAAAGTATGTTGCTAGCCACTTTAACAATGGCTGGTTTTACTGCAGTTGTTATCCCACCTAATACAATAGAGGCAAAATCTGTCTTGAAAAAAGTCTTCAAGGTTGGTAAGACTGCAACTTATAAGGGTATATCTCTAAAGGTTAATAGTTTTCAATATGTAGAACCGGGAGAATACGATTCTATTGATGAAGGTAAACATTACATTGTAGCTAATGTAACTATTACCAATAAGAGCAGAGAGAGTTATGATTATAACCCTTACGATTTCAAATTAAATGTTAATGGTAATAATACTGATTTTGACGCTTACCCAGACAATGTAGACAATCTTATACATAGTGGCACCCTTGATAAAGGAGCTTCTGTTACTGGTAACTTAGCTGCTGAAATTAAACAAGGTGCTACTAATCCAAAATTAAAAATGGGTGTAAGTGTTTTTGACGACTCAAAAAATATTACTTTTAGTTTGAAATAATTTATAGGGAGTTTTAGTATGAATAAATTAAAAATTAATACTTGGAATGGAATTTTATCAATTGTTAACTGTTTCTTATTTGCTGCTTCATGGTTCTTTATTATCGGTGCAGCTTTTGATGAATCATTTAATGGAGGCAGTAGCTTAAACTCAACAGCCACATTCTTTTATGCTATGGCATGGATTGGTGTAGTTGTAAGTATCGTTGCATTATATAAATCTAAAAAGGCTTCAATCTCAATAGTAGGTCCAGTTTTATGTTTAATTGGTAACTTAGCTTTTGGTTTAGCTGCTGCGCTTGCCTTCCCTGCAATTGTTCTATTAATAATTGGTACAGTATTTAGTTTCTTACAAAAACCAGCTAACCAAAATAATAATTAATATATTTAATCAAAGCCAGTCATTGTGTTTAATGATTGGTTTTTACTAGATATATTTAACTTATCGTTGAAAGGACGTGATTTTATGGAAAAGAAAATTATGTTAACCAATTCTGAATTAATTAATCATATGGAAAGTAAAAATATTACTTTTGATAAAATGTCTAAGTTAGATGCTCTGCACCTTTTAAATACCAAAAATTATTATTTTAAAGTTGCTTCCTATAGGGTTAATTTTTCTAAAGATGGTAATGGCAAGTATAACAATTTGGATTTTGCATATTTATCAGATTTAGCAGTAATTGATATGCACCTTAGAAATTATTTACTATCTCTATGTTTAGACATAGAACATGGTATAAAATTAAGATTAATTAATTATATTTCTAATGATATAGATGAAGATGGATATAGTATTGTTAACGACTTCAAAGAAAAATATCCTTCACAATTTAATCAAACATTACTATATCTAAAGAAGAATAAATATCTTAATGATATGTATGAGAAATATAAAGAAAACACACCTATCTGGGTATTCTTGGAAACAACAACTTTTGGTAATCTTTCAATGTTTGTTGAATTCTACAATAAAAGGAAAAAGATAAAAAGTATTAATCAAATTTCTCATCATTTAAAGTATTGTAAAAATATAAGAAATGCTTGTGCTCATAATACTCCCTTATTAGTAAATCTTTTTTCAGATAAAGAATTTTTAAGTCGTCCAAGTGCAGCAGTTATGTCTATTGCAGCGACAATGAATATACCTAATAATCAAGTACATGACTTGAAAATTAATGACTTAATATCGACTTTTTATTTACATAAAAAAATTCAAAGTAAAAAAATGGGAGAACATAAATTTGAAGAAGGAAATGCTTTAATTAATAGATTTAATTTAAACAGCGAATGGTACTCAGATAATCCAAAATTAACTACATTTTTATCAATACTACAAAAACTAGTTGACTACTTAAATGAATAGTAGTAACCTTTTAGTTAAGGAAATAACGGTAAGACCGTTAGCTAATAGAGATTAATCATCAATATTGGTTATTAAGTGAAGGGACAACTAGAAATAGTTGTCCCTTTTCGTATATATGAATATATCTATCCCCGTCGAAATCGACGGGTTTAAAAATACATAATATAGAACGTACATTCTAAGGAGATGATTATAATGGCTCAAATAATTAAATATACTAAAAAAGGAGAATCCTTATATAGATTTAAACTATATTTAGGTATTGATCCAGTTACTGGTAAACGTGTAGAAACTTCCAGGAGAGGATTCAAAAGAAAAAAAGATGCAGAACGTGTAATTAGGCAATTACAATTAGACTTTGCCAATGGAAACTATGGAAAAGCTAAAGATACAAATATTAAAACCTTTGATGACTTGTTTAACTTATGGTTTGAATCATATGAAAATACTGTAAAACCTAATACAGCTGAAACCAAAAAAATAAGATATGAACGAGTTGTAAAACCATTGATTGGTAATGCAAATATTAAAAAAATTACTACTGCATTAGCTCAACAAATAGTTAATAAATTAGCCGCTAAATACAAGAGTTATCGTCAATATCTAGTAGTACTCAATTCTCCATTAAATTATGCTGTTAAATTGAGTATGTTAGATGTTAATGTTTTTAAATTGGTAATTTTTCCAAAAGCTACTGATAAGAAAAAATATAAGCATATTGAATCTGATAATAATTTTTACTCTAAAGATGAACTTATCACTTTTTTAGAAAATGTCAAAGGATACAATTTCAAATACTATACGTTTTTTAGACTACTTGCCTATTCTGGTATGCGTTCTGGTGAATGCTTAGCTTTACAATGGAAAGATATAGACTTTAATGATCAAACAATTACTATAACTAAAACCACTGCATATAATCCTGGTAAAAAAGAAACAACTATAAATACACCTAAAACTAAGAAATCAAAACGAGTAATTTCTATAGATAATGTTACGTTATCTGTATTAAGAAAATGGAGATTACAGCAACAAAAGAGACTATTGAAATTTGGTTTCAACACTAATAATTCTCAACAGTTCTTATTTACAAACCCTGAGACTAACCAATATTATCCATCTCACGTTGCAACATCTTGGTTAGGAACAGTATATCGTAATTTTCCAGATATGAAAAAAATAACAGCACATGGTTTTAGACATACTCACGCTTCTCTTTTGTTTGAATCTGGTGCCAATATTAAAGAAGTTCAAGAACGTTTAGGACATTCAACTTCAAAAATGACACTAGACATTTATACTCATGTTACACAAAATCGAAAGCAAGAAACATCACTTAAATTTGCTAATTTTATGCAGAACTAAAAATAAGTGTGGGTCATTTTGTGGGTCATTTATATAAAAACACAAAAAAAGTTGCCATAAGCGTTGATAAATCAACATTTACAGCAACTAAATTAAATATTATTTAATTTAGTTCATTAATTAAATTACTTAAACAATCTTTTATTTCAGCTGGCAATGGATTATCAGGATGGTTTCCCTCATACTTTTCAATCCATTCCAGTCTAATTTCTAATCTTCTCTTCAATTTCTCAGTGTAACTCTTATCTTTAAAATCAACTGGATATTTTTCAAATGGTAAGTAATACATTCCATCTAAAGAACCAAATTTTTCCCAATTAACTTTTTCATTAGCTATATCTTCTAAAATTTGTAAAGTTATCTCTTTATCAATATCAATACCGTTATAAGATGCTGTATTCACTATATAACCAGATACATTACGTTTTTCAAATAACTCTTTAAAGTCACGATAATCTTCAGCTAATGGATATGCACGAAATGGATTAGCAAAAGGCTCAATTACAAGAGAATTTCTATCAGCATTTACTACATTTTCTGCTGTTGATCTCTTAGTAGCTAATGTTACTCCAAAAGTTGCTGCTAACGTTGGATTATCTAACTTAACAACAGGTGGAAGACTATCATCTTTCATAATCCAAAAAATAGAATCTATAGGTGCATTTTCTTTATCTACCCTATTCAAGGAAGCATATCTTGACTTAATTGTACGACCATTTCCATTACGTAAATCTTCAGTTACTAAAACTCGCTTATTTTCCTCATTTAACGTTACACCCACATTCATAACTGTGGTAAAGTAGCTTGCTTCTTTTGAACCAGGCATATAATCATTAGTCTTATCAAAATAGGCTGGTTCTAATGCAACTGAACTTCCATTTATTCTTGAAATTACAAAAGCATCATCATGAAGAACATCAATATCATATTTGCCACCATGCTTAGCATGAGTCAATGTTGATTTTCCTGAACCGGATAGCCCATAGAATGCAAAAACTTTATCATCTTTATCATCAAATCTAAATACTTTTTCTCCACCATGTGAAGCTGTATATCCATGTCTATGAGCTATTGCCCAAGCTAATGTTAATGTCGCTTTTTTTAATTCTCCAAAATATCTTAATCCTAATATTGCAGCTACGTTATGTTCAGCATCAATTATTACTAGACCATTAGGATAATTTTCATCTTTAAATTCAGGATCAGCATAAATAAAAATGTCTCCTTCTTCATATTTATGAGAAGCTTGATACATTTTTTCATATTCTGAAGTTACTGGTTGAAAATTTAGCATATATGATAACATATTAAATTCATAACCTTTTGGAACAGCAAGGTGTGATTTTAACATAAAATCTTCATCTAATCCTACATAAACTTCTGTCTTATAGAATTTTCTGTCACTAGCTTCAAAAATTGCATCTCTAAGAACTCCTGCTAATTCGTTAGTATCTTCTCCTAAATGCCCAATAATATGTCGTGCAGCTGCTGTTCTTCCAACAATTTTTCCATGATTATTTACTAACATTTTAGAATCTACTGGTAACCCTAATTCTTGGGTATGCTTTATTGGAACATCTGTCACAATTGTACTAGGACAATTTTTTGCTAAATAATATGCTTTTGAAATATCTGTTACTCTTTCAAAATTGTTACCATAAAATGCTGTTTCAACAGTCGTTCTAATTTGTGAAAGGAGAGGATTCTTTTTATTAATATCTACTTCTTTATAATGACTAATTGTACTCATAATTATCACCTCATTGTTTAAATAGTTTTTTATAATACGCTTTCATTCTATCACAATATACTATATTAAACAAAACTGTTTTAAATTATATAGATTAATACAAGTAACAAAAAAAGCCTTAGTTATAAAAACTAAGACTTAAACACAGATACCGGTGATCGGGGTTGAACCGATACGTCCTCAACGGACACTGGATTTTGAGTCCAGCGCGTCTGCCAATT